CGCTGCACCCTTGTATTGGGCGAGCGTCAGGGGCGTTCCGTTGATCGTTACACCGGAGCCGGCCGCCACGGTTACGACTCCGGCGCCCTGGTTCAGGATCCGCAGGATCGAGCCCGCGGGCCACGCCACGGAGGATTCCGGGGGCACGGTGTACGTCTGCGATGCCGCATTAGTAGCGGTTACCAGCTTGCCTTCGGTCGCGTCCGCTAGGACAAATGTGTACGTGGTTCCGGTTTGGGCGTTGATCGTTGCCGCGTTATACGCGACATTATCGTCAATATGTTCCGCCAGGTTTAGGGATACGGTCGGATATCCCGAAACTAGGTCGGCGGCCTCCACATAGGGAGTGCCCTTCGAGGTCGTGGCCATTCCTCTTTCCTTTCCTTAGGCGGCGAGCAGGTCGGAGGCCTGCGCCACGTTGTACCATTGGATTGTAGCGTTTACATCGCCCCATTCGAGTGTTTCGTCTACCTCTGACCATCGCGCCAACGCATACGAATAGCGCGGATCCGATAGGGAAACCGTCCAAATGTGTTGCCCTGGAGTGTATGTTTCGGCCCATCCTTCGACCACGCCCATGTATGTGGTTATGGGTGCGGGTTGTGGAAGGTTGGATATTTGGATGCGGCCGCCGGTGATGACGTCGAGGAGATCATTTCGTAGGCCGCTCGATGCCGAGTGCATGAGTACCTGCACGTTGGTCATGGCGTAGCGGGCTTCGGATTGGCTTCGGATGATCGCTCCGGCCCGGTCGTACGCGTCTGTCAGGTCGGCGAGCTGTGTGGATAGGTTGTAGGCGCGTAGGCCGTGCTTAGCGATCGAGGGCGAATCCGATTCGGTGATCGTGTCCCGCGGATCCGCGTCCCCATACTCGACGGTAACCCGGTTTAAGACGGTGGTGACCGTGTTACGCCACACCGGTTCCCAGATGACTACATCGTCTACGAGGTCTACCGGGATGGGTGCGGCTTCGGTTCGGCCGTAGACGTCGGCCCAGATCCCTGTTACGTCCTCCCAGGCGTCATTTACCTGTGACCAGGTGGCCGGGTTGTATCCGTAACCTCGGCGGGAATAGGACTCGAACAGGATAGTTCCGTCGGGTAGGTCGGCCATGGTTGCGCCTGTCGCCGTACACAGATCGGTGAGCAGGGTTAGGGCGGCTGTGCCTCCGTCTACCGGATCGGTCGCCAACTGCACCATGAGAGGGTCTGTGTTGGCCTGGTAGTCGAGGCCTGTTTCGTCGAGGATGTCCTCCACGCGCAGCTGCAGCGATTCCTCAGCGTACCCGGATTCTCCGACATTGAGGAGACCGAGTTTCGACAGGTTACCGATAGCGATTAGCTCGAGGCGCGGCTTTCCTGTGTCTGTCTCATGGGTCAGGGTCACATCCGTAACTAGCCCGGTGAACCGTGCCTGGCCGTATGCCTCGATGTAGAGCTCGTCGGAGATGTCTACCGGGAGCCCAGCGAAACCCCGCAGAATGATCGAGGCGTCGGAGGGTTGTTGCCCGCTTTGGATGTCATTGCGGCCGTGACGGACGTTTACGGAATACTCCACCTCGTCAAGGTCGAGGCTTACGCCGTTTACGGTGATGTCTGTTATTGCCATTAGATCACCGGTGCGGGCTGGTATCCGGCTCGGTTGTTGCTGTTGTTGATGATACGCGCGAGATCCTGGCCCGATGCCTGGGCGGTCAGGGATGCCTGCCTGGCGGCTTCCGCGGCAGCGGCCTCGGCCCTTGCTCGTTCACCCGCGGCCTGTGCAGCTGCAACGGCCTCGGCTACCGCCTTGGCTATTTCGGCCTTAATGTCGGCTCCGATCGGCTTGCCGATCGCTTTGCCGATTGCGCGTAGCTTCTTTTCTGAGGCTATAACCTCCTCGCTCATACCCAGGAGGGTCTGCCGTGCAGCTTCGACGCCTTCGCCATGGAACTTGTTCGCCAATAGGTAGGCGTTGCCTTCGACGGCCGTGACGGCCTTGTCAAGTTCGGACACCAGATTATTGGCAGTTTCTAGGGTCAATCCCTCGATAAAGGCGGCGCCACCCGCGTAGCCCATGCCCAGGATGTTTTCTAGGAATAGTTGAGCGCCTGGGCTGTTGGGTAATTGTTGGGCAAGGTTCGCCACGCCGTTAGAGAAATCTGTGACGTCTGAAATCTGCTGCGTGTACCGGTCTATGGATCCTTGTACGTTCGCCGGGTCGAATACGGCGCCTAGGTCAATCTCGCCAAGGATGTCGCGGGAAACGCTTTCCGCATAGGTTTTCAGGCCGGCTTCGGCTTTTGCTAAGGCTGAGGCCTGCTCGTCGAGGCCTGAGATTTGCTCCCGAATGAGGTCGCGCATTTTTTCTAAGCGCGGGTTTAGTTTCTCGATGGAAGCACCGGACGCGCCTGTAGCGGTCGTGGTCTCCTCGAGGCCGCGTTTCCAATCTGCGAGATTGCCTCCCGCTTTGGAAATGCTTGCCCCATATTCCTGTACCGCTAGAGTCGTGTATCTAGTCGTTGCTGCGATCGTTGGCCGTTGGGCGTTGGCGGCGGCTTCGGCCATTGCAGCTTCTCGGGCGGCGTCCGCTAGTGCCTGATACCTTACGCTGATAGCGTCCAGGGCGGCGATGCTGCCGAACGCCTCCCGGTTGAGTTTACGTAGCTCCTCATTGTTAGCGAACAACATACGCCGGGCCAGATCGAAATTACCCGAGCCGAGTGCCTTGGCCATGGCTAGGAAATTATCTGCGGCGGTTAGGCCACCCATTCCTAGCTTGTTTAGTTCTCCTCCGAGGTCGCGGGCCGCTGGTTGGGCGTCAATCATTGCCTGGGTGGCGTTATCCATCGCTTGGGCGGAGTCATTCGCAGCGCCGACTAGGCCGTATCCGAATGCCTCAATGAGGTTATCGGCCGCGGTTTGCAGGATGTTCATTCGGCCTTCAAGCGTTTCGGCGGCTTTCGCTGATTGCCCGCTGAAGGTTTGCGAGAGTTTCCGCTGGATCAGTTCCAGGTCACCACTTGCCAGGGTTGCTCGATCTAATCCAACACCCAAACGCTGTAGGCCTACCGTGTTGCCGTCGTAAGCCTTGCCGAGGGCTTCGGCCACAGATTCGAGGCTCTTGCCTGTGCCCTGGGAAATATCAAGAGCTAGGGTCATGAGCTCTTGCGCTTGGGTCACGGTGTCCGTTGATCGGGCTAGGCGATCAAAGGCGGGCCGTAGATCTGTGTCAGCGACGCCGGTCGCCATTTCCATCCGGGCTATAAAGTTTTCTACCTGTACGGATTGTTTATCGAAACCGAGGTTTTCCAGGGTTTGGGCTAGGCGCTCGACGGATGCCTGATCCTCCATCGCAGCCTTTACGCCATCTACTCCGAGCTTGACGGCGAAAGCACCAGCGGCAGCGGCCGCACCGATAAGGGCCGGGCCCACCATGTCGCTGAGGCTCTTACCGAGGCCTAGAAAACCGCCTTCGGCTTGGCCTAGGCCGCGGTTCAGTTTAGTGAGATCTGCCGCGAGGTAGATAGTGAGTGTCTTGGCCATTACAGGGTGTCCCACTTTCTTACGATCTTGTCTACGGCTTCTGACCATTCACGCATGGCAGGGGAAACGTAGGTTCGGGTGCGTCGGATCCATTGCGTTTTCTCGAAAGGCGCGAACGATTCGCGGGCCTGGCCTGAGCTCGAGGGGTAGCGCACCATGGTTGCGGAGGCGCCGCCGCTGAATACTTTCCGGTTACCGCCGATCGTTACCTTCGGGATGCGGTCGCGTTTCGCTTTCACCGATTCGGCGATCTTTGGGCCCCAGGGGCCTGCCTCGAGGGCGGCGTCCTGCCACGCTGGCACCATGTAGCGGTCGGCGATCGTCTGCGAGGCCTGACGCAGTTCCGCGCTTGCCTCCTTCGGGAGGGCGCGTAGGGCGCGTAAAACGTCATTGAGGCCGTCTACGTAGGCTTCAGCTGCCACTAGATAGCTCCTCGATGATCGTCGCTAGGAGATCGGGCGGGTATTGCTCGACCTCGGATACCGGTCTGCCGATCCTTAGGGCCACCCGAACTATCAGGCGTCGGGTTGAGCCTTCTGGGTAGGGCCCGGTGCCTCCCCAAGGATTACCTGGGCTTTCCTGCTACGTGCCCAGGCGCGTACCTCGTTGAGGGTTTTCGGTTCCTTGTCCTCGATGTGACAGTAGGCGATAACTAGCCGTAGGCCGCTGTCCGTGGTTTTCCGGTCGCCATACAGGGATTCGGCTACCTCGAAATCCACCGTGAGCGGTTGGATTACGGTCGGTTCGTCTGCCTCATCGAGGTAAACATTTAATTGTGGATACATGTGGCGTTTCCCCTTTCACTAGTGGTTTATGCGAACGATACCGACCCGGTGAATGATGCGGTGCACGTTGCCACGCCTGCGGCCTCGAAGGAGACTTCGGCGGATTCGACGAACATGGCCGCGCCTGTCCACGTTCCGGTCGCGCCGACAACCTCGACGGCCACAGACGTTCCTGCCGCGATAGCGGTCTGGAGTGCGTCGTACAGGCCTGCGTTATCGTCGTACAGGAACGTCAGGGACATGGTGCTGTTCAGGTCGGTCTGTGAGAAGTCCACATCGCCGAGGGTCTTGGTGCGGACGATCGTCGGGGTGGTCGTGATTGAGCCCTGGGTAACTTGATCCTCGTATTGCACCGCTCCGACGTCTACGGTGAATTGGGCTCCGGTGATGGATGTAACGGCCATTTTCTACTCCTTGACTTGTGCCGTAATGGTTGTCTCGACGGTCAGGGCGGAGCCCTTGCCTCCGAGGTCTGTGAGTTGGGGCGGCCCGGCCTGCTCGACCTGGAAACCGTCCCCAACGTTTGTAATGAGGGCCTCGATCATGGCCTCACACTTCTTTAACGCAACATCATTGGTGCGACCGTCTGCCACGATCAGGACGTCTAGGCGCAACTCGTAATTCAGGTTAGAACCGAGGCGCCTCGGAACGATCCAGGGCGTGCCGGGCTTGATGACGTAGCAAGGCGGCGTAGGCACGTTGGGGGTGGTCGCGTGTACGCGGTAACCGGCCCCGGCCAGGTTGGTGGCAAGGGTGGTTCGGGCGTCGGTGGATAGGGGCGTGGGCATTAGCCGACCCATCCTGTCATTTTCATAAACGGCGCTAGAAGGGCGCTGTAACGCTTGATGATCGCACTAGATACCCGGTAGGGGCCGGGAGTGAAATCGAGGGCCACGGATTCGCCACCGGCCGCGGTGCGGGCCTGGTACAGGTCTACCGCGATACCGAGGGCGGCTTCCTTCTCCGGGTAATGGTCGCCGTGGGAGTGCTGTGACTCCTTGGTCAGTAGTTCATGGAGAAGGTCGTCTACCGCGCCTGCCACCTGATCAAAGGGGTCAGGATCAACGTCGTAATCATCGGACAGGCCGAGGGTATCGGCGAGCTGCTGCCCGGTGACGTAGACGGTGGTGGCCACGGTAGACGACCTTTCTAGGGGAGGCGGTTAGGCCTGGTTGTAGATGCTGATGATGCCAGCGGGAACAAATGGGGTTGCCACACCATAGCCGTAGATGGCGTAGTCCCGGCTCAGGTTGCCTGCTACGTCATTTTGTGCCATGCGCGGGCCTTCCTCTGCCCAACCAATGGCAGCGCGGTTGGTGACGATCGCATCCTCGGTCTCATTGGTTGCGAACTCAGGAGCGTGCACAATAGGCAGACCCATAACCGTCGCGGAAACCGTACGGCCGTCGAAGGCGCCGCCGGTGTTCTGGATCGGGTAATTCTGTGCCTGGAAAGCTGACCAGGCCGCCAGCTTCTTGTATACGGCCGTATTGACATACACGACCTCGGCGGGCGTACCGGTGGCCAACTTGACTTCCACAGCCGCATCCCAGACGGCCGCGAGGAAAGCCGCGCCGGTCGTATCCGCGCTGAAATCATAATCTACGCCCGCGGTGTCGTTGGCCCAGAGTGCTGCCTGGAACGCGTAGTCGGTCTCAGCGGCGTAGGCAGCAATTTGGATTCGCATCCATTGATCAACATATGCCGGATCGGTGCGCTCAATGACTTGATAGGTCAGACGGTTTGCAGAGGCGTAGGTGACAAGCGTGGCCGTCCCCTTCTTAATGTCAATATCAACACTATTCACCTCGGCGCCTTCGCTGGATTGTGCCGCCACGATGCTCGTCAGCGTGCCGTCAAAGTACGGCCATGCAATGTCCAGGCCTGCTCCTGCTGCGCTGGAAGGGCCTCCGATTGCCTGGATACAATCGCGGTTATAGTCGAGGCGGCCTTTGACATCCCGAAGCCACGTCGGCGGGACGAGACCAGGAGCGTCCGCAAGGTTGCTAACGTCCAGCGCGCGATATTCTGTTTCCCCAGCATAGACAGCCTTTACGTACTCGCCGAAGCTACGAAAAGCGTTAGCCGGATGTGTTTCCTCCGAGCTGAAAGCCTTAGCCTCAACGGCCTTGATGCTTTCCCGGAGTGCCGCGATCTGTTCGCGGGCTTCCATGTCTGCCGGGGCCTCGACGGCCGCGGGCTCGATGACCTCGGTCATGGGTTGTTCCTCTCTGATAACGCTCACGCCTGCGGTGGCATAAGCGGGCATATGGGTCTGCGAAACCTCGAGAAGCTTCGCGCGGGTGTGCTGAATAGCGGTTTTCGTCTTGTTCCACGCCGATTCGATCGGGGCGAAACCTACCGAGAGACCTTTGGATGCCCCGCCGCGTAGCAGCGTTGCAGCATCACGGCCCTGGGCGGTGTCCAGGATCTCAAAGTCAATATAGAGACCGTCGGCCTCATTTTTCGCGTCCCTAATGACGCCGATCGGCTCGCCGTGACGGTACGCGAAAGGCTTACCAATGACGTCCTCGACCTCGAAAGCGCCTGGGGCGAATGATTCGGTGATGCCGCCGACCTCGGTCGGTGAGTCGTAGGGGACGGCGCGGCCGTAACCGCGGGCGATGATTCCGTCGGCCTGATCCTCCCGAAACTCGAT